TCACGATACCACGCCCTGCTGCAAGACCTCGCACAAACAGGATTTCTTTACCGCACAGAAGGTTTACGGTGCTCTCGTCAGATACAACGATCAATCTTTTCCAGTCAATTGCCATAGATCACCTCGCAGATCAGAAATTTGCAGCATATCGCCCGACAACTCTACAACGTGTCGTATAGATCGGATGTTTTTTCCCGCCACCATCTACTAACCAGACATCATAACCATACTCGCCCGGATCAACATTCAGCAGACTTGAGCCAGAATAGGAAACTGTGATCGTATGATTCGTGTTATCAACGGTACAGGAAGCCGTGGCAACGATGTTCCCGTTAGGCTTATCTCTCATCTGGCTATACGCGGAAATGCCGGTCAGATCAACGGGTGTCATCGTATCCGCGTATTGTAATTCCAGTACCTTCGTATAATCTTCATTCTGTTTTATGATAATCATGCTGTAACTCCAGTATTATCGGTTTTCGTCGTACTTCTATTCAGGTTTCCGATATTATTCAGGATCCCGTTGAACTTTCCTCGCGCGACATTTCCAATAGTCGGGCGAATAATTTCTTTTCCATAAGACACGTTGAACTCCATTCGGGAAATTCTGCCTGTATATTTTGTGCCATTTACAAGAATCCCGATTTTATCTCCGATTCGATAATCAGTAGTAAAGTCAGATCCGGATCTGTCATAGCCATATGTATATGTTGACATTAAAGGATCGATTTCTACTTCATAGCAATCAGCACCGATTTTTGTATTTTTCGCTTCCTGTTCGCACAGTTCAGCCAGCTTCGCCCTCGTAAATGTCCCCTCGAAGTCTTCCTTTTTGGGTTTTAATACAACCTCTCGAACCTGATACGCATTGCGCCAAGCATCGACATTCGGAATAGTCTCTGTTTCTTGATTTTTCCACATCGGGAAATTGTATTCATCATTATCTTCGGAGTTGTAACTCAAAATAATATCGGTATACTCAGGACACGTGAGTATATGGCGGAAACTTCTAACCTGGTCATTTTCATCGCTGAAGATCACAGTATCGGAGCAGTCATTACCGCAAGTAATTCCGTACCATATACCGTTATTTGTCCAGAATGGAATGATAAACAACTCAGCATTATTCGCCAAAGACGACACTGTTTCGAGCAGATTTTCGAATCGCAGATTGACAGACGCTTGTGGTCTTTGTATCGGAGCTATTTCGGATGCGCCGTGAACAAGATAGAAACCACCCGGCCACCTGCCATAAACACTGCCATATTTCGCATTATTATTTATCAGACTATAAATAATATATGGCACATTTTGACTTGTCATCGTAAATTCTCGATTTATAAATCGTCTCTGCGAATCGCATTCAGGTTGCACTACTTTCCATTCGAGAATTTTCAGGAAGTTCGCACCGGTAGCGGTCCACACCCAAGTCCGATATTTTGTTAAATATTCCTCTTCATAATTCAGGAACATCCCGCCATAAATATAAATACCATTTCGATATACTTTTATGCTGTCGCCTGGAAGAAAAGGACTTTTCGTTTTTTCCGTGTTTTGGATCTTCCAGCTTCCGATACCATTAGCAACATCGATAATATGCAGGCTCTGATAATCGCTTATCGTCTTCCTTGCATTCCCGTAACAATCTATAATTTCAATCGTATATTCACCGAAGCTCATCTATACCCCCAAATACGTTTTAGTAGGATCAGCAACGGCATAATACAGAGGATCAGCCGCAAAAAATTCCAACGTGAACATATGCAGTTTTTTATACTGCTCCGTAATGTTCATCCCGCCAGAATAAACGCAGTTCAAGTAAACCATTACACCGTCATACCGTTTGATATATAGCTTTCCTTCTTCCTGACTGTCTCCATCCAATAATGTATCGAGCATATCAAAAAAAAGTTTGTCTCGCTCAGCAGAATTTCGCCCAACGCAAACCATTTTCATTTGTGGATTGCGCGGCTTGTAGCTCTTTCCAAAATATTTTGTTTTCCCGGAAGCGAACTTTTCGTAAAATAGATCAACTTCAGGAGCAGTAAAGCCGGTACGTCCCCGCAGTTCCCAATAATTACGATTGGCAGGAGACGAAAGAACTACCTTCGCCCCCTGACTATTCACAAAATAAACGAGATCATTGCCGTTATCCATAAGCAAGCTCCGTTTCGATCACATCCAGAATAGCGCTTCGGAGTTTCCGACGCATGGAATACTCATCATCATAGACATCGCCTTCGATCACGATCGTGATTCCATCATCCCTGCTGCCACCCCTGAACAGCTCCATCGTTTCTTCGGCGTCAATAATATACCCGCTGGAGTTCGGAACGAACAGCTCCGGCCCAGCTTCACCAACCAGATACGGAGTATTGCCGAATACCGGACCACCTGAAGCACGTCCTGTAAGACCATTCCAAGCATTCGAGGCGAAATTTCTTACGCTATTCCAAGCATCGCTAACTGCATTTGTGATACTACTAATAACGTTTGTCACACTGTACCATGCATTTGTGATCGTATTCTTTATATTATTCATATAGTTTGATATATTATTCCAGATATTGGAAAAGACATTTCCGACAGAATAGACCGCATTATTCAGGATGTTATATGCGTTATTCCAGATATTGGAAACATAATTCCGAACATTATTTGCGGTATTATTGAACCAGTTTGATATCGTATTCCAAAGATTGGAAAACCAGTTTGTTATATGGTTCCAGATCCCGGTAAAGAAATTCACAACATCATTTTTCGCTCCTGTCAGCCAATTAGAAACGTTATTTTTAGCAGTCGTGAACCATTGTGTAATGTGGTTCCAGATATTAGACAGCCACGGCTGAATCGTGCTATTCCACCAATTTGTTATTTCTCCAGAAACGCCAGTCGTCCATGTCTTCACGGCAGCGGATAAAGCCTGTAACGTGCTTCCGGTTTCTTCTTTTTTCTTCTTAAACGTTTCGACTGCTTCAGACATATGCGTTTTACAGCCGAGCCAGTCATTTTTCCAAGCCAGCGCGAAGCCACCAACAATGGCACCAATACCAAGAACAACCGGACCTATGGCCGCGATCCCAGCACCCAGCCCAGCAAGCAGACCACCACCGCCAGCAGCGGCACCGGCAGCGGCTCCGCCACCGGTCAAAATACTGATCGCTCCGCCTAAAGTCTTTACCGTCGTAATAAAACTCCCGATAGCAGTAACGACATTTATAACACCGGAAACAGCCGTACCAATAGCCAACAGAGCGGCCCCCGTTTTCGTGAGCTGTACAACTGCTTCAGGATTATTTTTGATCCATTCAGTCGCTTTCTCGATCAGCGGTTTTGCCTGTTCCAGCAATTCCCGGACAATAGGAAGCAGAGCTGTCCCGGCTTCGATAGCAAGTGCGGACAGATCATTTTTCAGCATCTGCAACTGTGACGCGACATCGGCATTTCGCTTTTCTACTTCATTCGTAAGAGCTTCATTTTTTTCCCATGCTTTATTTGCCATAACTACAGAATCTTGAACAAGATCAGCTGCCCCAGCAAGACGCTGCAACAAATCAATATCTCGTGTATTTTGGATTTCAAGCCGCTTTAGTACATCAAGCTGTTTTTCTGGTTCCAGTTGCTTAAGACCATATAGAATGCTATTAAATGCTTCATATGAATTATTTTTCCAAACCAGCGCGAACTGTTCAGCGGACATGCCGGATAGTTCAGCGTACGTATTGAGCTTCGTAATACCTTTAACATAATCATCACGAGCTGCTTTGAAATCTTTAGTAGTATAGCCAAACTTTTTTGCATATTCATCAAGAGCCTTTCCAGACAAACTGAAAGATTCAGTGAACATTTTTACTTGTTCGGTTGACGTATTAGACATTGTTGCAACAGCGGCTGTTATATCCATCGTTATACGCTGCATAGACGATCCAGACGCTGCTGCATCAAGTCCAACAGAAGACAGAGCGGCAGAAACGCCAAGAATCGTTCCTTCGCTCCATCCACATTGCTTAGCAAGATTGGCTAATTCTGTGGCCATATTCATAATAGAACGTTCATCAGTTGCAGTGTTATTGCCCAGTTCAACAAGAGCAGACGACAGATTTGGAAATTCAGTTTGAGCCATTCCAGTGACATTGGCAAACTGAGCAAACGCGACAGCTGCTTCTTGTGATGCGATATTTGTAGCTGAGCCAATTCCAAGCATAGATTCTGCAAATATGTCAAGATTCTCGTTCTGGATCCCAAGCTGCCCGGCTGCTTCATATACTCCTGCAATCTCTTCAGCAGTAACAGGCAGCTTTGTAGATAATTCAAGGATATTATTACGAATATTTTCAAAGAACGCATCGGCTTCGGCTTGCGTCCCTTCAAAGTTGATGGTCTTTTTTACTCCAGTAAAAGCAGATTCAAAATCGGTTGCTGCTTTTACGGTTATACCAGCCATACCGACAATGGCACCGCCAGTTACAGTCGCAACCTTCGCCACGGAATTAAGGGATTCTCCCAGCTTAGACCACGCATTGTCTTTTGTAACAGCTCCCAATTTTTGCGTAGCGGTATCAATACCTGCATTGAAATTTTTAGCATCCAATGCCAGTTTTGCAGTTAAAGTCGCGATATCTACATTCGTTGCCATTGCTATAAATCCTCAAATTCGTTAAGTTCGAATAATTCCGATGCGTCCTTTTCCTTTTCACCAAACAGCAGGAATTTTTTTGTCTTTATCGCAGGTTTTCCTTTTTTTAGCCTGGAATTTACATAAAGCGATTTCCAGTGAGCCCACTCTTCATCGATCGCAAGTGTTCCAAAAGGTTCGAGCTGATAATACGCGATCCATTCTGTGAACTGCTGTGCTGTGATTTCTCTCAGCATTGCATCGACATTCGCATAACCTAATTCAAGAGCTAACCGGAGGGCGAATCTGCGCCTCCGGTTTGAGATCAGTTTTTTCGAGCGGCTTCTATCCCATCCCCGCTGTTATCTCCGGTAAGTTCAATGATCTTTTTTGCAATGCGATCCAGCACCGTAAAAGACTTTTTACGCAGCTGTTCTTTATCTCCACTGTCGAAGATCGGTTCACCATTTTCATCAACACATGCCATAATACAGAGGATCACGTCGAAGTCTTCAGACTTCCCATCGTTATACCTCTTGGCCGCAAAACTTTGTTCCGCAGCTGTCAGACCACGGACACGTACATCCCCGCCCCATTCAGGACACGGCACAATGGCGTACTGAAAATCTTCAGCAGACAAAACAGACTGTTTTCCCAAAAGCGCCATGAATCACCTCACAGACTTTCGATTTCTTCGGTGATTTCACCGGCGAAAGCCAGATCAACATGAAGCTGTACAGGTTCCGGACTTTCCGCATCAGCTTCGTTGTAAGTCATACCGACAACATAAGCCGGAAAAGATTCCGTCAAACCGTCCGGGTGGCAGATCTGAAAATCGCCTGCTTCACCACTCTTATACAAAGCATAAAGAGCCTGCTGCGTGGGATCAGACCGCATGGAGCGCATATCAAAACCATAATCGCCCGGATCTTCCAGCCCGGAAGGAATGAACTGACGCTGATTTCCTTCCTGGTCGTGGTGCGTAACTTCCAGTTTTTCCTGCGACTTTTCAATCGCGGGAACGATATAAACGCCCTTGATTTTGGTATAAGCACTGCCGACCTTAATCTTCAGCGTGGTTCCGAAATTACTAATAAACTTGTTCATTTTTTCACCTCTTTGCCGCCTTTTTTGACGGTTTTCTCTTCTTTTTGCACATTTTTCACGGATTTTTGTACATTTTCCGTTACTTCTGCTTTCGGCTGCTCTTCAGCTTCCACAATAACAAAATGCTTTCGGAAACGCTGATGCGCTTCCAGAGCTTTCGGAAAGTGCGTGCAGTAATCACAGCACGGACACTTGTAGATCACTTTTTCCGTCATTTATCCTCTCTTATCAAAACGTAATCAGTCCCGATAATTTCTATACTAAACGGGCACTTTCGCGCCACTCCGACATAATTCAAATAATAAAGATCATTGTCTTTTTCAATCGCCAACGGTCCAGACCATAGCAATTTATAAGTGTCTCCATCGGCTGCAACACCAACGAAAACATCTTCCACTGGATCATCGGGATAATCAGGATAATCAGGATCTGGCTGTTCATCGTCCACTTCTACCAATCCACCGAAACGAATCAGCTTATGATGAAAGTCAATGCCCATATCGTATATGTCCCGGACTTCCTGCGCGACTACAGTAAAGCAGACATTCTGCACGTTTATCCTCTGCGCGTCCACTGCATCCAGCAGGGAACCGCCCAGCCTCGAAACATCTTCCAGCGTGCCCCAGACCTCGACATCGATCATTACGCGGAAAAGTCCCGTCGTTCCATCGTGGTCAATAACGGGCGCTAAATTGCTGAAAAGATACGTGACAGCAGGAAAATCGGGAAGATCGAACTGATCCTTCTGCTCGTCATAAGTCAGCAGATAATAAGTAACATTTGCATCCTGAACTGCTTCACTCAGTAACGCTTGTGTGGCTTCGTAAATATCCATTATTCCGCCTCACTTTGCAGATAGCTATCGATCACTTTTTCCATCGCACCCAGAATATCGCTCTGATTCTCAGTCATAGCAGGACGCAAATATGGGCGGGCGGGTAGTGTAACCTTTTTCGCTGCGTGGACTTTTCCCGTATCAGGATCGCGCCAGATCAGCAAACCTCGCGTATTAGACGGTAACGGTCGTATGGTGCCACCAAATTCCTGTATTCGCGCATACACCTTATGCACTACTACTTCAGCCTCACCACCGTTTTGGACGGTTCTGGAAGTCGTTTTTATAGAGTTAGCAAGACCACCGGTCTGATGACGACTGAACTTTCCAGATCTTGTTATGTTTATACGGGCATGATTTTGAACTTGCAATCCACCTGCATGAACGGCTTCCTTCGCTACTTGTCCACGCAGAAAAACAGAAATACGGGATAGCTTCGCCGTAAGTTTGTCAGCCCCTATCAGTTCGATTTTGGTATCACTCATAGCACTGTCCGCACTTTCAGATATGCACGGGATCCTGACGGACCATCATTCGGACATCTTTCCACCCTATATCGACGGGGCGGGACTTCTTCGCCAAATCGTTTCGTAATCACGATTTCATCATCAGGATTGACCACCGTTCCCAAGGGCAAACGCAGAACCGCGTCAATATCAGCAGTCTGCATATTTTCGCCAATACTCAGAGACACCGGAGACATTTTCAGCCCGCAAATGCTTTCCTGCCCTTCCTCGAAGATAAAGGAATACGTCCCGCGCTTGTCCTTGACTTTTTCCTTTACGCGATAAATTACACAGGTGTCCATCATATGATCATCCTGCGTTTGCCTCATCGCTTCCAGTTCATTCGGCGAGAACATTTCGCACCTTCGGTTCCGGCGGCCATTTTCGCAGCTCAATTGTTCCGCCTGATCTCTTTCCACCAAGAGCACTGTATCGATCTGCCATTTTCAGCCATTTTGCGGCAAGTTGCCCACGATGATACGTTCCACCATCAGCAGAAAAATCATATAGAGCATTCGCCGCGGCTGCCTTTTCCTGACAGATTTCAGCGGCTGCCCAATAGATCACCCCTTCAGCCTGTTCGATGTACTCGGTCAGCATTTCGTCGGTGTACGGACTATTCTCGGAAGTCTCGCAAACCAGACGACGGAGCCTTCGTATTTCGGTCTCAGTAACTTCAGACATTTACAGCCTCGCTTCGATACAATCTACAAAATAATCAGGACGGAACGGTTCGCCAATAAATCGAGCTTTCCAATCCTCAACAGCTTCGCTTCCGGTAATCGCAGTTTGGATCACCTCTGCGGGATCACCTTGCAGAATATCCAACGGAAACGCCAGATAATCCCGATAATCATCAAAATGCGCGGAAAAGGTAAAGCCTTCGTCACGGTTTCCGCTCCTGGGCGGGATGTCCTCACCCATCATTACGGTTGGCACCCCTAACGCAACAGACATATATGCAAAGGTTTGATGACTTACGACAAGATCAGCCTTTGTAATATCATCGGTGCTGCTATCAGTCTCGGCAGGCTTCCAGATCACACACGGATTCGCTTCCGCTATCTCTTCACCCAGCCCGTTATCGACAATATTCCGGCAATAGCGGACAGTCACGGTTGCCTCGTTTTTCTCCGCATAATCCACAATCCGCCTGTAGGCTTTTCGATTCAGGTCTTTATCGATCTCATTCAGATAACCATTGGCATTGGGATGGATCGGCGCGAAGGTTATTTTTTCTACGGTCGCTCTCGGCCAGAACATTTTGACAGGCGTCAAACTCCAACCAATTTCGACCACTTCACAGGGATAGCCGATTTTATCCATAAGATACACCCCGGCAGGCGCGGAAACGAACATCGTTCGGCAGTCTTTCCGGGGCGTCACAGAACCATCGTACTGGACCATAGGACGGGCGGCATGGGGATAAAGAAAATAAGGTTTTCCCTTCAGATCATCAATATCAGCCGCCCGCCAGTCAGCATCAAAAAGCCCGAAGCGTACATTCTGAGAGTTTATATATCGGCTCTCATACCAGCCACGAGAACGCAACGCATTATAGAATGCCTTTTCCTTATTCTGATGGTGGTGTAAACGAAACGTCTTCAGGCTTTTCATTGCTTCGGCCCTTAGTAACTGATGTCTCCGGATCCCTTCAGAACAGCGAAAGGATAGCGGACAGTCTTATCCGGCTGGATGCGATTGACCGGGTTCGGCATAGCGAAGCCAGCCCGCAGAACCAGACGCATCGCAACCATATCCTGCTGCATCAGGTTATAGATGATCTTGTTGTTCTGGGTCGGATCAGTAACAACGCCGGTATCAAAGACCTTGAAGGTCATATCCTTGCGGATAGAGTAGACGAGCTTGTCCCAATCCCCGGCGATATCCAGAACACCGGAGCCATTCAGAGCACCATTGCGGGAAAAGGTCATCGGGACACCATCCAGCATATAGCTGTTGGCGGTCTGCATCATCGGAGTAAAGATCGGCTGCCCGACCTCATCCCGAAGCCCGCGGAGCTTTCCACGCAGATTGATCGCGGCAACATGGCCATTTACGAAATAACCATCTTCCTCGACCATCGCGATCAGACCACTTTCCCCCATGATCAAATCGTAATAATCCGGGCTGGTTCCCGGGACATTCACGACATGGTTCCGACTAATAGCTTCCTTCACAATGGAATTCGGCCAAGTAGCCGGAGTGGTCGGAGCCACGAGAACAGTTTCATCGATCAGGGCGCCAACAGCTTCTGCAAGCATCGGTTTGACTTCTTCCCAGATCGGCGTACCGGAATCATCGATCACATTTTCAGGAATCGGAACGATAGCCGCAATTTCTTCAGCAGTCAGTGTGACGCCTGCCCATTCGGCTTTGGTCACACCCTTCATACCATTATCGCCGTTTACGAAGTACGCCATCGGGAGTGCGTCCTCGACGGTCATCTTCATTTCTTTGCGATCCATATCCCGCAGGCGGCGGGCATTCTGGAGCACGACGGATTGTTCCTTCGCACTCTTGATAATTTCAGCGACATATTCAGGCGGGATCATATTCCCGGTATCGCCACGATCGATCATATCATCGTAAGTCATGATTTCACCTCATCAATTTCGATGAAGCTGCTTTCTAATCAGGTTGTCCATATAGTTTTTGGACCCTGCGCCACCTTCATCGTTTGTGCCGTTTCCCGCATTTCCATTCGGATTTTTCTTTCCGAACAGTTCCGGAGCCTCGGCCTTAATCGCTTCAAAATCAGGAGAACCGTCACGTTTCCACAGATCAGGATCACCCTTTGCCAACTTGTAGGCGGCCTTCACGTTGTTACATCCCGCAGCAGACGCACCGTCTACAAAGGCACTATGTCGTTCGCTTTCGGTCAGCTTTTCCTGCATTTCAGTCAGCTGCTTCGCCAGATCACTGTCTTTGTCAGCCTTTGCCTGCAAGTCTTTCAGCTGCTTCGAAAGCCCTTTGGTATTATTCCGTTCCGAATTCAGGGCGTTCTGCAATCCCTGCGTACCTTCCTTGAATCGGTTTTTGACTTCATCGGACTGACCTTCCAACCACGCCTCGAACGTCACGTTGTCGGCTTCAGGCTTCGCGCCTTCAGTATTTTCGTCTGCCATTTTCTACCTCACAAACAGTTAATAAAAAAAGCCGATCAGAGAATCATTCTCCGACCGGCTATCTTTCACGCTCCTTGTCGAGTGAAGCTGTTTTGCTCCACTGAGACCATTATATCATAATTCGCGGTAAGTTGACGGGTGATTTCTACCGATTACCGGACCATTTACGGAATACTCGAATCTATCCAGCATATCGACAGTATATCCTTTTGGCATATTGTTATAAAAGTTCAGAAAACAGGAAATTTGGTGCTGCGTAAATCCTCTTTTCTGCGCCATATCCATAATTTCCCGTTTGTAATAAGTCTTTTCTTCAGCCATCAAAACACCTCGCCGCGCTTTACAGCTTTCATATAACCTCGATACCACTTATTCACATCGTGAACTATTGTTGGATAATCCTGCCACGGGTGCCCTTCATTAATGCACTGCCGATATAGTTCTTCTGCCTGTTCCTCAGTATACGGCCCGGGTCCCGGATATCCTTCTACCTGAAGGATCAGCACACGATTTTTCGGTGGGCGCTCATTTCTAAACGCCTTTTCTACAGTTTCGCTAAATATCTCAACATATTTTGTAATTAGATCACTGTCCATATAACCTCGTCATTTCATCGGTTACCATTTTTATTGCATCTCCAAAGACCTCAGTAAATCTGGATCCTGTTATCCATGCTTGACCGGAGTGAGCAGTAAATTCCTTCAGCACACGATTTGAATCAATTTTCCAATAGCTTTTGCCATGGCCGTAACCACCTGTAATTCTACCGTTGGTTATCGCTTCAAACATATCAGACACACTATGATATTCGTCATAATCTCTCAAAAGTTCATTTGTAATAGCCTTTTTTTGATCAGGAGAAATTCGACTGAAGTTTTTCAGAGCAGAAATTCCGGCATTTTTCAAAATGCCATTTGCCCAGGTCAAAGCATTTTCTTCGATTTTATCACGAAGACCCGGAATAGTGTGCACCGTGTCAGCATTGAAAAGATCAATCGCATGTGAAAGCTCATGAAATGTTGTACGAATTGCAGTTGTGAACCCGGCTTTTCTATCTTTACCAGCAGGACGATTTAAGCCAACGTAAACACCTTTTTCCCAAGGTGACACATGAGCAGTACCGTGATAATCAAAATCTGTTTTTTTGATAGTTGTCAGCCCATTTGCAAAGACCTTTGCTTGTACCTCAGTCAAACCGTCTACGGTACGTGTAAGCTCGTCAGGAGCTTTTGATATACCGACTGCATTTTTATACCAATCAGCATTTTTTATCGCCTGTATTGCCGCCTCACGCGTCGTAGGCGCACCGGTTGCAACCTGACCGGGAACAGTTGGAACAGGAACAGGGTTATTTGTAGGCACATAAATGCTTATAGGATCAATCCCAAACTGCGCAGCCAGATCAGCAACAGTAACCATAGCAGGACTGCCACCCCAGATCGGATTTTCTTTCATGTGCACCATTGCAGACAGAGGAACGTTGAACTTTTTCCAAAGGTTATATCGCCCGGATCCCATAATCGAGATCTGCTTTTCAGGTGTTTGCTTTTCAAACCATTGTCGGCCAGTCTCCCAAGTAGGAACCACCCCGCCCACGGTCTGGACAATCGTTGTACATTTCCCGTTTGGGTGATCATCACAGATCCCGTTTGGGCACTCTTCCCCGTCCATCATCAGGCAGGCGAAACAGGCTGTCGGTGGATAACACAAACGAATAACCTTTTCCACTACTCCAGAACGCGCGTATTGCTCCGCATTGGCCAGTCTGTAAGCTCGATTGATTTCAGTCCTTGCTATCCTCATAGCCCGGTCATAATCGCCGCCCATCGCGTCCAGCATATCAGAAACGACACCGTTTACACCTTTGCCCAAAGCCACACCGGAAACAAGGGCATTTGTAATATCAGCTGCAAGTTGTCCGTAATCAGTCTCCAAAAGAGTACGCAGGGGCGCACCATTTCCAGCAAACCCGGCCATAACTTCGGCAGCGTCCTTATATACCCTCGTCCATACAGAGGACGAAGGTTTCGACGCCTGGATAATCGCATTCGCAGCATCCAGCCCCAGATTATAATTTCGCTCCTGATAATCTTTTATCAGGTCTTCAACGGTCAGTTGATAATACGGTAACTCCCGCATTATCTGTTCCATCATAGACCTGTGCCGCTTCAGCGTATAGATATACTGCAAAGGAATCGGCTGCCCTGCAGCCACCATTTCCCGCACTTCATAAGCCAAAGCAGAAAAGTTAACAGAAACTTCATTTTCGATCTGTACCCAGATCGCGGCCATGCGCTTTAACGCTTCGTCCTCATTTCGGGCAAGCTGTTCGCGAAATTCTCTGGCGACTTTTACGACAGCAGATTCAGCCATTATATACGATCCTCAGACGCGGATTTGTCACGGGCTGCCTGAATATACAGCTCCGCAAGGTCTTTATGTCTCTGCTCAGATTCTTCGATTTCCTGCTCAATGGTCTCGATCTCCGCAGCAGTATAGCCAGCCAGACGCAAAGCAGATTTCAACGGTAAACCGGCGTCAACATAGTTCTTGATCACCTCAGTTTCGGTGAGCGGTAGATTCGATTCAGCTTCCCCCCACTGCGGCTGTACGTCAGCTTTCGCGACAGTCTGACCGGACACCATCAAAGCAAATACGGCAACTTCCTGCCATGTATTCCCGAATAATTCCCGCTTCTGCTCCACCTTTTTTACGAGCGGACTTTCCATCGTTATAAGAGCTTCCCCGGAGATAGCTGCACGGCTGCTCTCAAAGTAATACTTCGGTGTGTTCGTGATAATCGCTATAGAGGCGGCAATCTCATTGATCTGATTCGAATAGTTTTCCAGATTCGCAGCTGCCAAGGATCCGACTTGCGTATCCTGCTGCCCTTCCACACTTCCCGGCAAGTCCCAGATCTGATTCGGTGCGTTTTTCAGCTGCTGAATATCGGCATTGGAAATAACAAATCGAGCAGGAAACGCAGCAAATTCAGCAGTAACCAACATATCGCACAGCAGTTTATTAACTGCGTCCTGCAATTCGGTTACGCTCTTCAGATCACTTTTTATCGTCCTCAAAGCATTGCGGAAATGAAAAACAGGGATCACTCCATACGGATTTGTCTCGGTCACATCCAGTTGAAAGGCACGAAAGCCACCTGTTCGATCATCAATCTCGATCATCTTCCGCCCACGTGCGAAGTATTTTTCCAGACGATCAGGATAATATAAAACCATGTGACACCCGTCGTCAGCGTCCCACCATTTGGCGGCAAAGGTCTTTTGTCTCGGATGGTCATCATCATAAAAGACAGCACATCGTCGAGGATCATTGTAATAGAACTCCAATGGCTGCCCATCATCCTGCCAGCCAATCAGAAAAGATTCGCCACAGATCAGCGCGGATTCGTGCACCTCGGTTGCTTCCAACGCCAGCCCAGAGGACGCCCAAAGATCAGACAGCAGATTATTTACGCCTTCGTTGGCTGCGGTCCATCCGTACAGCTCCATGCGATCCATTACGGCATTGATCACCACCGCGCACCAATTCTGCCGAAACTTCACTAACTTCTGCTCGAATACATCTTCCAGACGCTTTGTGGAGTAGCGCAGCGGCTGGTCTCCATCGTAATAATTGAAGTACATAGTATATTTATCAGAGACAGCCTTAAACCGCTCAAATGCTTTCTGAATATCGTTCATCTATCCTCCGTAACTTCTCGCCTTTTTTGTAACTTCCGTGACAAGATCAGAATAACCGCCTGTTGCGGCATCCATCATATCGTCATGATCAGCGGGCTGTGAGTGCATGTGATTAAGCCACATCTCCACCCATTCGCCACGCACAACAGACACGAATCCATGTTCAGCCTGTGCCGCCAATGGACGCGCTCTTTCCAGCTTACTGCCAGTTGACCTTATACCTCGGGCATCAGCCCACGGAACAAGAGACGCAAATAATCGCGCTTCCCTTGTTGAAGCTGACCCCGGTTCGATCTCCCAGCGGACCTTAAGTCGAAATCCAAACTGAGCCAAATAATCCCGCCAGTATTCACAACGGGATTGGAACAGATCATAAACGGCTGCCGGAGCGACACGCTTCTGCCCGCCTTCCAGAATAATGACCTCGCCTGTTTTAGCATCTCTGCCCATCACGCACCATGCCGTAAAATCCGGATCCTCATTCGTAACGCTCTTTTCAGTCGCGGCAAAATCCCAGCGAATAACAAAACTCCAGCTTTTATTTTTGTCCCATGTAGGCAAGACACCGAACCATTTACGATTAAACACGTTTCCAGCTTCCGGCTTGATCTTCCAGTTACCGCCCCGTTCAGCATCTCCGAGAAGTCTTTCCCGCTCCACAAGAGACTGTCCCATAAGGTTTGCCAGATAACCGGGATCAGCTTCGAGCAAGATCTTGTTATCGTAAATCGTAGCAGGAATAAATGTGCAGGATCGCGGGATCAGTTTCGGGAACTGTGCCTGAAGTTCATCGGCTGTATCTGCCCATACATAGGAATCATTCACGACAACGAAATAACGAATCTTTCCCGCTCTATCCAAATCAGCATATCCGTCATCGGCGATCCACCATGAAAGAAAATCGGCCAACCATCCCGGCTCCGGATTGCAGGTTGCCCGGATATAAGGCTTTACTCCGCAAACAGATCTGTTTCGGCTTGCCATATACAGGAACTGATATTGTGTGAACATCTCCAACTGGTCAAAGAGAATTGCCGGGATCTGAGCAGATTTCCAGCTCATCACGTCCATTTCATACTGAAGCCCAGCAAAAGTTATTTTCGATCCTGAAGGAAATTTCCACTGCAAGCTGGAAGTATTCGGCACAGCACCAAAGAGCGGATATAATTTCATGGATTCGTCCCACGGTCCACCCTGCCGCTTATGTTCCGGCAAGGTTCGGCGAAAGAGTACAGAACCAAAACCGGAATTACGATAGTGCTTGAGGAAGTCGTATATCAGCGCCCACGTCTTGCCACCGCCCGCAGAACCGCCATATATACAAACATCAGCAGGGGACGAAAGAAACGCCTCTTGCTTCGGTTGTGGACGAATTTCAATCGTTGCCATTTTCCCGCCCATCATCAGGAACGTAAGCAATCACCTGATTGCCTTCGGTTACGGTCGTTTCAGTTTTCTGCTCGATTTTATCAGATTGACCAAGCCACTGTTTCCCCAGCCAGATTAACATGGTAACGTTTCCCTTCTTTGCTGCTTTCCACTGTTCACGGCGTAAACTCGTTTTTCCACCCGCGGAAGCTTTTTTATAGACGTTCCCAAAACTGTCGTTATATTCCCGTTTGCACCATCGCATGACGGTCTTTTCGTTAACCCGAAAAAAGCCCGCGATATCTTCAAGCGTACACTGCATGAAGCACAGGTTTTCAAACTGCGTTCTGTCCAGATTAATTCGAGGACGTCCGCCGGGATGAGCCATCATTCCACCTTCCGATATTTTTCACTCAGGATTTTCGGACAGCAATGGTTATAATCGATCAGGTGATGGATTCGATAATGATTAGAACCCATAGCAGAAATTTTTACAGCCTGAGGCGCAAACATTACCGAATAAAAAGATTTCACATATGTTCCGACCTCTAAATAACTTTCGGTCAAACCACCGGCCTGTTTCTGTGTTTGAGCCTGATTAATCATAGCTTTCGTGAACGTAAAAAACAGATCACCTCGATTGCCATTCACAACGTAGGAAGTGGTATCTTCGTTGATTCGACCATAGAACTTAAACGGGCGGTCAGTTCTGCAAAAAAACGTGTTCATAGCTTTACGGACAAGACCAGCATGAAAGCGAGAATTACCAACACCGCCGATAAAATCCCCACCTTGCGCAAGCGTAACAGTTTTTGCACCGGAAATGTCCAGAAAATCCAACATGGCTTCGAACAATGCATCCAGATCCTGAAACTGCTTATGTAATAATTTCTTTCCACCGGGAAAACGATATTGGAAGTCATTATAATCGTCGTCCAACTCCAGAAAATACAAAAGACCAAGATCAGCAGCGATCTTATGGCAGGTATTTCTGGCAAAAAGGACGATATTTCTTTTCTCGATCAGATCAGCAGTATCGCAGTATTCTACAGCGGCCAGCTTATCAAACAAAATGACATGATCCTCCCCGAAATTCCGATAATACAGATCAGCCTGTTTGTCTTCGTTATCAATAACGATGAACCATTTTCCAGAATAACCCAACATATCAAGAGTTTTCTTCGTGATAACATTATCCGCCCTGCCATGGCTCAGGATGAAAACAGCAAAATTGTCACGCATCATCTTCCACCCCGACGATCTCTTTTATTCTCTTCGTAAGATTTACGTAACCATCTCGTATCGCGTCGTCAAAGTCAATAATTACGAGCGCACTATTTTCCATTAGACGCTGAACTTTCGCGTCGCTATGTGCGTAGAAATTAGCGATTTTGGAATAGTTGAAAGCAAGGTGCCTGGTTGCCGCTTCTTTCAGAAATTCTTTATCTCGATCAGAAATATCCGCAGCATTGATTTCTTGAATCAGCTCATTATATTTTTCGTGATCGCATAGCTCAGAATAATCGGGTTTTTCTCCCTTTGGTTCATACTGCGGAATATCGACTTTTGCAGTATAGGTCTTGTCTGGACCTTCTTCGATATCCTCATTGAAAAAACCAAAATCTGCCATATCAAACAGATTCGGATCAATGTCGTTCATTTCCATTTCGAGCAGATCAAAATCCCAATCGGACATTTCAGCCAACTTATTATCGGCCAGCCTGTAAGCCTGAACTTGCTCCGGTGTCAGATCATCGGCCAGAACACATGGAACAGTCTCCATGCCTAAAGTTTTTGCTTCCTTCCATCTGGTATGTCCGGCAACAATCTCATAATTCTCGTCAATAACAATCGGCTGTTTCCATCCAAATGTACGTAAACTGTTCGCTACATATTCAACGGCCTTATCATTTTTCCGAGGATTGTGCTTATATGGTTTTATCGCTTTGATCGGCAGATCAATAACGTTCATCATTCCTCCGCATTATCCAGTATCTGCGTCCGTCCATCGTGAACAGCCACAAAGTATTTTCTCGGCTCTTCATAGACCTCGCAATACGTAAGATCAGGAAAACCGGGGCGCTTTTCAGTTTTTCCGGTAAAATGGAGCTTCGTTCCCTTCTGAAAACCGTAATACCTCATTGCCCAATTAGAATTGAAAACCCTCGCGCCATCTGGACAGACTACTTCGACCAGATCACCCAGATCGGCAGGCTCTTTTAATTTGCGAAGTTCTTGCGAAGTTCTTGCGAAGTTTTGCGAAGTTCCCACGGTATCATCAACGCTCATCATCATCAACGACATAGGATCAAAGTATGACTGATAATTATTCCAGATTCTCCGGGCTTCAAAATGAAGATGTGGCCCAGTCGCATAACCTGTACTGCCGGAAACTCCAATCACATCGCCTTGTTTCACTCGCTGTGAAACTCTCACACACGGCCCCTGTAAATGAGCATACAACGTAGAAATATCAGCAGTATGCTGCAAGATC